ACGCCTTTTGGCAATTAACTACCCAGAGCCAAGGCGCTTTGGTCAATGCTACAAACCGTTCAATTATCTCTTGTGGTTCATTGCGAACCTTCTCGGATGGAACTGGTAACCCTGCCTCGATTTCCGAAGTAACTAACCTCAATCCCGAGACATGGAGAGGTGGATATTTAGTGGCAGTTGAATCAATTTTCCTAGGTAGTAATTCTGTATCAGTTGCAGCGACCAGTGTTCAAATTGTTCTTGAATGCACCGTTGAAACCATGACCGCTGCTGCGAGCATGGCGCTTGCCCTTAGCCAACAGTGAGGGAACGCAATGGCTTGTAGGACTTGTGCAATGATTCGTGGCATTCTAATGGCCGAAGGAGTCAACCCCTTGGTAGTCGAGGCAGCAATGCCCTTGGTGGCCAGGGCCGAAACCGCAGTTAAGCGAAAGGTCAAGCGGAAAGTTTCAGCCTACTCAAAGCGATATGCTGCCGCCTTCAAGCGCATTGCTAAGAAGTATAAGAAAAAGGGCGGCGGTTGGATGAAAGACGGATTCAAGCGAGCCCAGAAAGAGGCGCATAGAATCGCTAAGAGGGGTTGATTGAATGAAGAATACTCGCATTAGAACTCTTCGAGGACAGATAGAAGTGGTCGCTGGAGTTGCGAAAAAGAATCTTGTAGTCGCTGATGGCCTCATTAATGTAGGGCTGAAGGTGAAGAAGTTTCAATTGTGGGCTACGAACCCTGCTGATGTCTTCATTGCGATTCTAAGTTATGAAACATTAATCTCTGGGTCAACAATGAATGCAGGGGATAACTCCCAGTTTGGATGGACAGTTGGCAATGGTTCGGCTGAAATACATTCGGAGTTTCTTGACCCAGACCATGTAGTCAATCGGGATATGTTTTTGTCAATGATTGCCAGTGACACTGGAACATACAATTACCTTATTGAATGCCAAATGGTTGAACTTGATGATAACGAAGCCATCATATCCATCATCAAAGAGACATCCCAGGCTTAATTTACCGGATTCTTGCCTAGATCTTTCCGCATTCCAGTAATTCTCAAGGAAAGCCCTGGGAACATTTTACCATTTACTGGTAATCAAAGATACTTTTCTGTAAATCTATTGCCTCGAGTAGTGCTGAAGATATCTCAATGGGAACTTCGGCTCTATAATTCGCCCTGATTGGTGAATGTCTTCGGTCTTTCTGGGCTTTGCTCTTGAATGCTGCAGGGCTGAAGGTCGGATAGTTGCCCCAGAACACATATGCGCCATGGATTTGACGAGGATGACCCAGCCGGGGCTTGAAGTAACTAATTGAGCCCATCACATTTTCAAGAATCCAATACCTTGGTTTGAGTAATTCTATGATATCCATGCAGCACAACATGATGTCCAATGATGGTTTGTAATCATCTTGAGGCGAATTACGGGTGTGAACTGAACGTGGCGAACCATAAGCCATGGAAAACTCAAGACAAGGTGGTGAAGCCCAGATGGCATCAATTTTATTTTGCCATTGCTCTGGGTTGTCCTCGATTAAATCACGAAACTCAAAGATATCCATAATTAATGTGCTCGGAACATCTCGCAACAGTTCATTATTTTCAATTCGCAAGACCTCCCAAGATGATGAATCCATGAAAGCAGCCGTAGCACCACCGAGCCCAGAACATAAGTCAAGTATTTTCTTCATTCAATCTCCTCCTTGGTAGCCATCAGGGCTTCGCCTAGTATTCCATCAATAGTCATACCCAATGTTTTCTCATCTATTGGTCTGTCCTCAATGATTCTCTGGGCTAAATGTCTCGCAACACCCACCCATCTCGCCCTGATGCGCTCGGATTCGGCGATATCAATGCCCATGCTTTGAGCATGGAGTGTATCTCGCACCCATTTACTAAAGTTCTTCATATCAGCCGCTATTAACGCCGTCTTTTCATCCAATGAAACCATTTTCTGTATCTTCATTTTGCTATACCCTCTGGGCTATCCGACAGCGTAGTTTGGTATATACATACTGACTATTCTCAAGCCTAGGTAGGGATTGGCTACAGTAGCAATAATAGGGTAGGTAGTTACTAAGGGTGGTTGGGCGGGAATAGATAGAGAATCCGAAGCGAGACCCAGGCGCCTCACCCTAAAGAGGATAGAATCCGTTGGGTTTTGGTAACAAAATGAAAGTTGGTGTAGTTTATACACTGTCACGCCCTGGGTAGACTATGGCGAGAAGCGATTCATTCTTCATACGGGCTACGGTTGACATTGGTTCAGCCTCATACGGACAGACCTCGATTGACTTAGGCTCATTTGTTGATGCTCTGGGTAAAACAGTGTTGAGGATTCACAATGTATCAGTGGAATACGGTGAACACGCTAACTTAGCCTTTGATGGAACTGGGGGAGAAAAGAACGCCTTTTGGCAATTAACTACCCAGAGCCAAGGCGCTTTGGTCAATGCTACAAACCGTTCAATTATCTCTTGTGGTTCATTGCGAACCTTCTCGGATGGAACTGGTAACCCTGCCTCGATTTCCGAAGTAACTAACCTCAATC